CATCTGTCTGGGCTATGGTCTACCAACAAGAAGACGTCCAGTCCGATTCTATATTCTCGCCAACAGCAGTTGCAGGATGTGTTAACGGTATGCGAAAGCGTGGACCGCTTAAACCAGGTACTCCAGGGCACCCCTCCAGAGCAGGCTCGACCTACACAGTAATTGGCTTTGACCCTGCCGTATCTGGTCGTTCAGCATTTGTAGCCGTGACTCTTAACCGCGACGACAGTACAATCTATGTACTTGACTGCGTCAACATGTCAGACCCTACTCCTCAAAAGGAGAACGCTCTGATTCGTGAGTGGGTCGAGAAGTACCACCCTCAAGAATTTCGTGTGGAGATTAACGCACACCAGAAGTACTACGCTATGGACACTGACCTGCGTAACTATCTGGCTACCTACGGCTGCCAGTTAAACTCACACTTTACTGGTAAGAACAAGTGGGACACATCTTTCGGTGTAGCATCTATGTCTAGCCTTTTTGGTACTATACATGATGGTCGCTACCAAGACAATGGTCTAATCGAACTGCCAAGCAACGAAGGCTCAGAGGGACTCAAGTCTCTTGTGCAGCAACTGATTACTTGGAAGCCAGATACTAAGAACCCAACTGACTGCGTGATGGCTTTATGGTTTGCTATAATTCGCATCCGCGAATTGATGCAACAGTCATCAAGTGTTGGTCAGTACCAAACAAATCGCTGGGCAACCAGAGCGCAAAAGCAAAGCAGGATGTCACTTAACCTTGATGAGGCGTTTGCCGAACAATGGGTTGACACTTATGGATAAGGAAATCAAAATGGCAATGGAACGCAGATTTAGAAAATTAGAAAAAACAGCAATTCCAGGTGATAAATATGTCGACCCGCTGTACAGTCGCAGAGCAGGTTTTGAACCAATTACACCACCGATGGCACCTTCAACAACAATGCCTACACGTACACGCGGCGCGGGTGACCCTAATTACACGAAAAAGATGCAGGCTGGTAAATCAAAGCCAGTCAATAAAAAATAATTTTTTAACTTACAGTTAGGATAACAGATGGCAAAGTCAGCAGATGAAGCAAGAGCAAGTGCTTCTAAAAAGAAATCAACCTACGGTGGTTCTCCAAAAGATACATCAGTTAACTTTGGGACAAACAAGTTTAATCTGACAACTGCTCAGAAAAATGAACTTAACCGAATTGCACGAAAGATTGACAAAGAAGGAATCTCTCGTGTCACACTACGTGGGCACGCCGATTCTCGTGGTGGAGTTGATAACATGACTTTATCAAAGAATCGTGCTAAAGCTACAGCAGAATATCTAAAATCAAAAGTAAAGAACTCTGATGTAAAGTTTACTGTTACAGCAGCAAGCACTAAAGAACCAGTTGCTTCTAATAAAACAGTCAAGGGAATGTCAGCTAATCGAAGAGTAGATATTGTTCTTCCGACTAAACCAAAATCTATGAAAATGGACAAGCCTTCAAACAAGCCAACTGGTTCAGGTGCATCAGCATTTACTGGCGGAGCCCTTGGCGGCGGCGGCGGAAATCTTGGAAGAAGATAATTTTTTTAAAACTACGTTAGGATAACAATGGCATTATCAATGGAACAAGTTGCGGCAAGAGTCGAGAACCTTCGCTTCCGCAACGCTGAACGCGACGGGCGCAACCTCGACGTTCTTGCAGTTCGCAAGGGACAGATTGCATCTGTATATCCTGACTTCTTTCCAGATGGCGTAGATGCTAACGTAGTTGCTAACTTTATCGACATTGTCGCACGCGACTTGTCTGAGGTTATGGCACCGCTGCCCGCGGTTAACTGCTCAGCTGCCAACTCTGTTTCAGATAGAGCGCGTCAGTTTGCTGACAAGCGTACACGTATTGCTTCTAATTATTTTGCTCATGCTGACCTAGCAGTACAGATGTACCAAGGTGCAGACTGGTACCTAACATATGGTTTCCTCCCATTCTTTATTGAATTGGATGAGGAAGCAAAGTTGCCGCGCATCCGCCTAGAAAACCCTGTGGGTGCTTACCCAGAATTCGACCGCTACGGACGCTGCACTGCCTTTGCAAAACGCTACATGATGTCTCTAGCAGAACTAGTCGCATTGTTCCCTGAGTATGAATACTCCTTGTTAGGTGGCGCAAGCTACAAGCAAGACTTAAATACTCAAGTTGAAATGATTCGCTACTTTGATAAAGACCAATCAATCATCTACATTCCTACAAAGGATAACTTAGTACTATCACGTGCTAAGAATCCATTGGGTAAGATGATGGTTATAGTAGCACGTAAGCCATCTATTGATGATGAACTACGCGGACAGTTCGACGACATCCTAGGTATCCAGTTGCTTCGCAATCGCTTTGCGTTGCTAGCAATGGAAGCTGCAGAGAAATCTGTACAGGCTCCAATTGTACTTCCACAAGATGTACAGGAATTGCAACTCGGTGGTGACGCTGTTATTCGTACAGCTAACCCAGCAGGCGTTCGCCGTGTAGAACTTAATATTCCAGCAGGTGCGTTCACTGAACAGAACTTGCTTAATGCAGAACTGCGCGTGGGCGCACGCTACCCTGAATCACGTACAGGAAATATCAGTGCATCAGTTGTTACTGGTCAAGGCGTACAGGCTCTTATGGGAGCCTTCGATACACAGGTCAAGTCAGCTCAAGCAATTTTTGCCTCTGCTCTTCGTGATGTAATTAGCATCTGCTTTGAAGTTGATGAATTGATTTTCCCAGAAGAAAAAACTATTCGTGGTGTTGACTCAGGTTCACCATATGAAATTACATATAATCCTAAGAAGGACATCAAGGGCGACTATTCAGCTGATGTTCGTTATGGTATGTTGGCTGGTCTTAACCCAGCACAGGGACTTATCTTTATGCTACAAGCACTTGGTGGTGGACTTATCTCCAAGGATATGGCAATGCGTGAACTGCCATTTACAGTTAACGTAACCCAAGAATTAGAAAAGATTGAAATCGAGAATATGCGTCAGTCATTACTCGGTTCCATTACTGCACTCTCTCAAGCGATACCGCAGATGGCTATGCAAGGCCAGGACGCTTCTGAAGTTGTGCGACAGATTGCGGCTGTCATTAAGGCACGCCAAAAGGGACAGGCACTAGAGGACGTCATTGAAGAAGTCTTTACGCCACAGCCGCAACCAGTTCCTCCTGCTGGGGCCCAAGAAGCGGTTGAGCAACCGTCCCCTGTTCCCGCTGGCGCTCCAGCAGGAGGCGCTACACCTGAGATTGCCGCAGCCCCACCAGACATTATGAGCCTGTTATCAGGTATCACAGGTGGTGGAACACCAACAGCAAGCGTTCGTTCAACGCGACGCCTATAAACTAGGAGGGGACAATGACTACGATTATCGGCGTACAACACGAAGATAAATGTGTAATCGTAACCGATAGTCGCATTGCCGCAGGCGGTAAAGTTTATACACACGAATCTATGGTAAAGGCAGTTGAACGTGGAAGTTATATTATTAGTGGTGCTGGTAACTATCGTGCTTTGCAAGTGGTACTCCATGGGTGGACGCCTCCACTAGTCACAGTCAAGGCTAAAGCAAACTTATACGAGTTTGCAATTAACAAAGTAGTGCCATCAATTAAAGCGACATTAACTGAAGCAGGTGTAGAGTTCAATAAAACATCAGATGATGACGATGATAAGTTTGAACTAAGTTTGCTTATAGCAATTAATGGAACTATCTTCGAGATAGATTCTGATTTTGCAGTAGGAATGAATAGTACAAATTTTTATGGTATTGGTTCTGGTGGAGATTTTGCAGTTGGTGCACTTCATGCAGGAACTACAATGCTAGATGCAATGCGAATTGCAGCACTTAATAATAACGAGACGGCTCCGCCGTTTCATATCTTTGAGCAATTTACTAAATAGGAGGAAACATGGCTGTAGAAAAACGTGGAGGTCCAAATGGTGGCCCACAATATAATCAAGCTAATGTTAAGCCTATGGGTGGCAATGGACAGAGCGGACGTATGGACCTAAATTATTCTGGTTTGCCTTATGGACAAAATAAAGCTACTAATGAACAGCGTGCTGCTGCTCCGACTAAAGCTCCATCATTTAATGCTGGTTCGGCTCGCATGGGTGAATTTCGTTCAATGAATCCAGTTACTCCTATCACAGCAGAAACAATGGACCCAAACGACCCAATTACTAATGGTGTCCCAGTTGGTCCAGGTGCTAATTCAATTCCTGGACTTCCTTCTGGTCCAACAGAAGACCCAGATATTAATATGATTCGTGATTACTACCCAATGCTCGAGTTCTGGGCTAGTCAGCCAGGCACCTCACAGGCTACTAAAGACTATGTACAGTACTTAAGGACAATTATTTAATGAATCTTTGGGAGTATATTGGCAAGACGCAGAAGGTATTTAAAGATACCCCTGCTGCGCAAATTACATCAACCAACAGTACTAGAATTCCTTTTAGCACTGCATTCGATATCGCATCTAATCTGCCTCAAAATCCTGGTGGATGGGACAATGATGACCTAGAAAAGGTACGTCAAGTTGCACTTAACACTGTGTCCAAGGCTAACCCAGCCCTTGTTGGTGGAACCGTTGGATTTTTTCTTGGTGGACCAGTTGGTGCCGCAGTAGGTGCTGGTTCAGGTCTTGCTGTCCAGCAGATTGATGAAGCAACTGATGGTGGAGCAACTAAAGTTTTACAAGCAAGTCAAAAAAACTTCCGTTCTAACTATGCATTCTTGCGTAGTGTAGCTGATGAAAATGTAGCAATGGGTCTACTTGCAAGCCTTGGTTTTGTAGCAGGCGGAATTGCTGGTGGACTTGCAGGTCTTGCTACGTTTGGTCCAGCAGGCGCATTCGTTGGAGCAACAGCTGGAGCAGCCCTTGCTGGTAAAGGTTTACGAGATACTTTTGAAACTGACCTAGGCGCAGACATTTCAAAGACTTTAAATAAGTCTGCAAAATTTTCTGAGTCAGATGTAGGTCAAGAACGCTACAATCTTGGGCGTGACGTAGTTCATACTGCTGCGCAGATTGTTGGAGCTCAAACTCTTGGCGACACAAGCAAGGGTATCGGAGCTATTTCTTCTGGTTTTGTTAATTTTGTTGCAGAATTAGGTTTAGGATTAGATGTTGCCGCAGCAAAGGGCGCAGGCCTTGCTGTTAGAGGTGCAACAGTAAGACCAATTGTTGAACCTTTGACTCCATTTCAGAAAAAGATTTATGGAAAGTCAGAAGCGCAGCGCGTTGGCGCACGTTTAGCTGCAGATGTCGATTTGATTAAGCGTACAGTTGCTGGTGAAGTTACGCCTTATACAGAGGTATTTAAATTTATTCGTGAAAACGCTGCACCAATAGTTTCAAACCGTGCAGGATTTGAAAGCGGAAGCGGAAAACTTGCAGCCTCCCTTATGGCTAAAGAGTCAGATGAAACAATTGGATTAGTACTTCGCGTTGGTCGCGGAGACCCTGAAGCTGCAGCAGAACTTGCTGCAAAGCGTGCTGACAAATTTGCAGAGTGGACACGTTTAGATGATGCGTTGCAATACGTAAACAACAATGGTTTGTTTTCATTGCAATTTAAAGGTCAAACTCTAGTACTGTCTAAGCGTTTTAAAAACAACACCGCTCTTTTAAACGCAGAAGTTGAAGCGTTAAGAAAAGAAGTTGGTTGGCTGGATGATGCTTTAAAGATTCAAGGTGACCTTTTGAATAGAACCGTGTCTAAATGGGCAATGGTTGAAAAGGTACGCAATGATTTTGCTAAAGAAAACGCTAATAGAAAACTTGCTCTTGATGACAACGCTCAAATGGAAACAACATTGGGTAAAACATACCAATGGTTCTACCAGAAGAGTCCATTGTCACGTCCTATTCGTGGTTTAGACCGTCTAACAGACGATGCTCCACGTCAGATTATTAACTACAATGAACCGTTTGCCGCTGGCATTAGAATGCAGACAAGTCTTCGTTCTGCTGAAAAGTTCGGCGCTTCAATTCCTCAGGAAAATGCTCGTATTTTCGACAACTGGATGAAGGCTAGAACAGAAAACGAAAAGACTGCAGTTATCGACAATTATGTAGATACTGGTATGAAGCTAATGGGCGAAAAGTATAACGTTGGCGTAGATATTATTCAGTTTGCTATTGACAAGTACAATATGACTCACAAGCGTTTCAGAGATGAAGCCATTAAGGCACGCGAACTAAAGCAAGGTTACATGAACGACCCTAATGACCTTGATGGTCCATTAATCGCAGATGCCCAGCTTATTACTCAGCTTGCTAACGGCGCTATTCTTCCTGACTGGAAGTTTGTTGATAGCGTTTTGAGTGATTTTGCAAAGCGCAATGGTGAGACTACTAAGATTATTCGCAGCAAAGAAGGAGCAATGTTCCTAGCTGACGAGTTAAACAGCATGTGGCGTACAGGCACTTTGCTTCGTACTGGTTATCCAATCAACGTAATTAAAGATTCTTACATCCGTGCCTGGGGCGACGGCGCTATGATTAGCATGATGAAGTATCTTGCTCAAGACGTAATTGATGCAGTTTCTTCTAGCACAAACACTGTTAACCGAGTTAACCGCTGGGTAAAGTCTACAACTAATTCTAATTATAACATGAAGACGATTAGAAAAGAAGTTGCTAAGCGTCAATTAGTTCTTGAGCAGTATGACAAGTCTTTGCTTAAGGCAAAGTATGATGTCAATAACCCTCCAAAGACTGTGCCAGTAGAACTAATTCCAGATATTCAACGCCGTAATGATGTTGCAAATAACATTGCAGCCCTACGAGCACAAGAGCAAAGGCTTGTATCTGGTGTAAAGATTAAGCCAGTAAATGACCGCAAAGTTACACTTGGTGACGTAGAGTTTGAAAGCGCTTTTGGTGGACGTTTTGGTTCTATCTTTAAACAAAAGATTGACCAGAAGGATGACCTGCGCGCAGCTGTAGCTGGAGTACGTGAACTAGAAGTTGACATCTCACGCCGTGGCAGAAGTGGTACAGCATCCATTCTGCCTACAGATGAGACCCGTCATATGCAGTCATGGGTACAGATTCTAAATGATAAGCTACGTTTTGACCCAGTAGCAGAGATGATTATGAAGGGCGCCTCAAAGAAGGTAGTGCTCGACTGGTTCCGCAAGGGTTCACCTGAGGCCGTTGCCTACCTTGATAGATTCTCAAGCAACCTGAGAGATGCACCAGTTGCATATCAGCGTGCAAAGGGAATGGTTGATATGTACGCGCCATCTCAAACTTTAAGAGACTTGGTTGTTACTGACAAGTTAAACTTATTAGAGCTAAAGAAACTATATCCAGATGTTCAAACACGTCCACCTGTCTTTACCGACTTAGTGGAAGACATGCTTGGAAACAGTGCTATCTCAAGAAACTTTCGTGAGGCTAGCAAGGATATGGTTGTTTGGCTAGCTACTAAACCTACTGCATTCCTGGCGTTTAATCCTTACTTTAAGGCTAAGTATGAGCAATCACTACAGACTCAAATTTGGTTAGCTAACGCTAGCGGAGTAAGCATAAAAAAGAAGCAGTCAGAGTTTGAGGCTAAGGCTCGTGATTTTGCACTGCGTGAATACCAGGAAAAGCTTAATTCGTTCCATCGTGATATGAACTATTCTGGCTGGATTAACTATGTGTTTGCATTCTTCCCTGCAGTTGTTGAGCAGTTCCGTGCATATGCACGTATTACTATGGAAAACCCAGACTTCATTGTCAAGAAGATGGCTATTGCAACCATACCTGAGCGTATGGGTGAGGTAGAAGAAGACTCAGCTGGCAACAAGTATGTTCCAGTAAACCTTGGATTTCTTGGTTTAGAGTCACGTCTTCCAATAGAATGGTTCAATCCAGATAACCCAACTGGTGGTAATATTCTTTCTGTGTCACCTATGGGTGCCGCATTGATTAATGAATATTCTAAGCGCACACAAGTAGAGAACTTTTTTACTGAAGCATTGTTACCATTTGGTGTACAGCAGAACTCTCTTAACGCACTGACTTTTAATACAGGCCGTCGACTATACCAGGTATGGCAGGCAGCAATTAAAGATGGAGCACAATTCAACAAGGATGTTGATATGTTCCGTCAACAGATTTGGTCAGAGTATGTTAAAGAAACTGGCGATAAGCCATCTGCTAAAAAGTATGAGGAGCAATTCCGAGAAGCGGAAAAGCGTGCTTTCTACTTATCTGTCTTACGTGTAGTAGGTGCTTATACCCTACCAGTACAAGGACGCTTAGTAACATCAGTTACAGGTTATGTTGATATCTTTAACAAGTATCAGGATAAGTTCGGTGCTCAAGGTGCTGAAATGTTTTCTATGGATTACCCAGATGCTTGGATGTTCATGGATAGATTATCTGATTCTACATCGGGAATCAATGCAGACAGAACAGCAGCTGGTCTTGTAGTCAACAATAAGCCATCTATCCAAAAGATTGTTTCTGGTATTGGTTTAGAAAATCTTACAGTTCTAGGCTCAATCTTTAATGATGATGACTATGCATTCTCTAGTGCAGCGCAAGCTGTGCTTCAAGATACAAAAATCCCAGGAGCTGGTAATAAAAAGTTCCGTGATGTATCTGATGCGTTTGAGAATGGTCGTTTAGCCCTTGTTAGCAAGGGTTGGAAAGACTACTTCATTATTGAACAGACACTTAAAGATGAGTTTGCACGTGTTACTCCAGCGATTAACCCTTACAAGGGCTACGGTGCTGTAGTATTAAAGCAATATAAGCAGGCATTTGTTGATGCAGCAAAGAAAGATAATAACCTTTGGTGGCAAGAATACAATGCTCAGTCAGGTGGTGGTGCAGGTAGCCGTCAGGCTGATACTGTAACTGCACTGACCATTGCACTTAACGACGAGAAGCTTGGACCATTGCTGCTAAAGCAGCCTAAATTCCATGCAGTTGCAGACTATTTAAACTATCGCAGATACGTAAACTCAATGCTTAAGAGAATGAATACTACATTTGATTCTCAACAGGCAACACAGTTTCGAACACAGGTCATGCTAAACGTTGCAGAACTTAGGGCATCAGATATTAACTTCGATAAGTTATATATTAGATACTTTGAAAACGACAAGTTTGACTTTGTATACGAGGAACCAGGAGACTAATATGGCTAAGACACTAGCAGAGGCAGTAGAGGCTACACGCCCCCAGCTGCCTAAAGGACCGACTCCAGTACTTTCGTTAGATGAACAAAGAATTAAAAAAATCCTTGAGAATAAAGGTGTGGAGTTTAATGCTCCAACTGGCACCACAATTGGTGCTGGCGATGGATTATTTGATTCGTTTAATCAAGCACAAAAGCGACAAATTCAAAAGATTATGGGTAAGCTTGGATACAAGTCCCAAGGAATCAATGAGTTAAAGACATTGCTTGCTACATGGTATCCAACAGTCTACGACTCTGCAACAAACTTTGCTCAACTGTATACTAGCTTAGCTTCAGACTTGCTAGTTAGCGACATCGACGCAGACAAAGATAAGAATCTACCTCAGCGTGCTATTGGTTCATACGACCCAACTGCAATCAAGAGTTGGATTGATGGTATTTATTTAAATACACTTGGTCGTGCAGCTACAAAGGAAGAGCTTGACACACGCTTTGAAGAAGTAAAGCCACTGCTTGAGTATGGCACTTTGACAACTTCAAAGAAAGAAGTCAATGAAGCTACAGGCCAGACTGAACTTGTTACTCGCAGCGAAAAGGGCTTTGACCAAGCAGCAGAAGAACAAACAATTGAAGAAAAGTTAAAGCTTTTGAATCCAGATGACTACGACCGTCAGCAACGTATTAGCTTTTCTGACTGGCTATCTAAGAATGTGGCAGGTGCGTAATGGCAGCAGCAGATGCAGCAAACGCCGCAGCAATAGCGGCACAACAGAAGGCGGCTGACGCCGCTGCTAAGGCCGCAGCTGACGCTGCAGCTAAACTCCAAGGAGAGAATCTAACCACTGCTGCTTCTTATGGAATCAGCGAAGCGCTATTTAATGACCCAATCTATGGTGCTGAAATTAGAGCTATCTATGATTTGTTCAAGGCTAACCAGCCAGGACCTGCGTTAGAGGCTTTATTTAAGAGCAAGTACTACACTGAGTTAAGTTCTACCGTGCGTAACCGCATGAAGACAAAGATGGAACAGCCAGGTCAGTACACTGACTCATTGAATAAGTACAAGATTGGTGCTCGCAAACGCCTTGTAACTTCAGGTATCAAGATTAACGAACAAGAGTTCAATAAGCTTGCAGCTACAGCGTATGACCGTGGACTAGATGATAATCAGTTTGATGAACTTATCAAGTTCTCAGGCAAGATTACTGGCTTTGGTGGTAATATCCTTGGAGATACATCATCTCTTAAAGCATACGCTAATTCATTTGGTGTAGGCAAGTATCTAGGTGATGCATACTGGAAGCAGAAGTCTACTGACTTATTTACTGGTCAGACAACAACAGATGATATCCAAGCAGAGATTCGCGCAACAGCAGCCAGTGCTTTCCCAGGGTACGCAGACCAAATCAACAATGGAATCAGTGTCGATGCAATTGGTTCTGCATACAAGGGAGCAATGGCTACAATTCTAGAACGAGATGCTGATTCGATTACATTTGAGGACCCAATCCTGCGTTCAGCATTGCAATATATTGGACCCGATGGCAAGCCATCCGTCAAACCTTTATGGCAATTTGAAAAAGAATTGAAGAGCCGTCCTGAGTGGGAATACACAAACAACGCTCGTGATACAATAGATTCATTAACACTTAAAGTATTCCGAGATATGGGGATTGCATAATGGCATATACACAAGCACAGTGGGATAGAATACAATCCTCTTTAGACCCAGACGCACGTGTGTCCTACCTTGAATATTTACAATCCGCAGACCCCGTACAGTATGCAAAGCTTACTAAGTCTAATCCATTACAAAGTTTTAGAGCAGCAGAATCTGCAACAGCATCTCGTACAGATTCAGCAGTATCTGCAGTAGAGTCTGCAGCAGCAGCTCGTGCTAAAAAAACTGCTGAAAGAAAAGCAATTGAAGACAAAGCAGCAAAAGCGGATGCTGAATTAAGGGCTGCTATAGCAGCAAGTAATGCAAATAAAACTGCAGATGCATACTATACAAAAATTGTTGCTGATGGTTTAACTCAGGCACAACTTGATGCAATTGCAAATGCAACCAACACTGCCAATCTTCTTAATCAAACATACGGCGGAGCGACACCAGTTTCTAAGGTTGACCCAAAGACTGGTAAAGTAACCACAGATACTGCAGCTATTAAAACAAATGTATTAAAGGGCGCAGAAGCACTTGCTGCTGAAAAGGCAGCTGCAGAAGCGGCGGCTAAAGCAGCAGCTGCGGCAGCTAAGGCAGCAGCGGACAAGGCTGCACGTGAGGCGGCTGAGAAGGCAGCACGAGAAGCTGCAGCAAAATCAGAGCAAGAAAGAATTGCAGCCGAAAAAGCAATAACAGATGCAAGAACTGCTGCAGAATTGCAAGCTGCAAAGAATGCGCAACTAGCAGCTGAAGCAGCAAATGCTGCAGCTAAAGCAGAATTAGAAAAACTTAAAAGAGAAGCTGAGGCTGCTTTAAAGGCGGAACAAGCTAAAGCGGCAGCTGAACTAAAGGCTGCACAAGATAAAGCCGCGGCTGACTTAAAGGCAGCAGAAGCAGCAGGAAATGCAAAAGCAATTGAAACAGCAAAAGCTGCCAAGGCCGCAGCTGATAAAGCTGCTGCAGACGCCAAAGCTGCATCGGATGCTGCAGCACAAGCAGCTGCACAAGCAGCTGCACAGGCGGCTGCAGAGGCAAAAGCAGCAGAAGCTGAAACAAATATTAACGTAACTGGTAATACTGTTATACCTTTCGCTGGTAGTACAGCAGCAGACATTGCAGCTCAGCTTGCAGCAGACCAAGCACTAGAGCAGAAGATGGCAGATAGAGTTGAAAGAAGCAAGATACTTTCTGATAGATTTACAAAATACAATTTAGCCTCACTTGCTCCAAAGATTAAACAGCTTGCAATTGATGGCGCTAATGAAGCAACAATTATGCTCGAGCTTCAGGAGACTGAAGAATACCAGCAACGTTTCAAAGCTAATCAGGCGAGAATTAAAAAGGGTCTAGCTGTTTTGGACCCAGGAACATATTTACAAACTGAAGATACTTATCGTCAGGCACTGCGTGCTTATGGTTTAAAGCAGTTTGATACTGATGAGTATGTTTCTCAGTTCATAGCCAATGACATGTCACCGACTGAGTTCTCTAACCGTATAGTTACTGCAGTGCAACGTGTGCAGAATGCTGACCCCGCCATTATAAAGCAGTTGCGTGATTATTACGGTATTGGTCAGCAGGACCTTGTTGCTTACGTTCTAGACCCAGAACAACAATTCCAGAAGATTGAACGCCAGGTTGCAGCATCTGAAATCGGTGTAGCAGCAGCACGTCAAGGACTCACCGCTGGAGTATCGGTTGCAGAACAACTGGCAGCACAAGGTGTATCTCAAGCAGAAGCACAGAAGGGTTATGCAACTATTGCAGATATCCTTCCAACTGCTGAAAAGTTGTCAAGCATCTACGGTGGAACAATGGCTACATATGGTCAGTCAGAGGCTGAGCAAGAAGTATTCAATAGCCTAGCATCTGCACAGCGTAAGCGTCAGAAGTTAACTGCACGTGAAGTTGCAGCCTTTAGTGGTGCATCTGGCAGAAATCAAACAAGTCTAACCTCACCGCGAGTAGGACAATACTAGAATCCTGAACGGACCTATCGGCCCCGTCAGCGTAATAGACCGACAGTAGGAGCCAGACAGTTTCCCCGAACTGAACTGTGGCCTGCGAACTAACAACGAATAGAAGGGTGGGTTGCTATGAGCAACAACTACTGGGACGACGAAGACGACGACCAAGATACCGACAATGAAGTGCAATTGGATG